GCAAAATCGGGGTCGGTGATCTGGGCGAATACGTTCGTCGCCTCGTTGTAGATATACCCATCGGGGTTGCACGCGATGAACAACTGCGTGCCGTTATCCGCGATCGACACCGGCCCATCGCCTGTGATCGTGCCGAGCAAGGTTGGTGTGGCTGTGAGGCCGGTCACCTTGTAGAATTCGTTGCCGGACGCGACGTAGAAGTCATCGCCGTGCGTCTGGTGCGCCCAGAGGCCGCGAATGGGGCCGGCACCCACGGTCTGCAGGAACCGCAAACCCGGCGCACGGTTGAAGAAGGCGGCGGTCTGCCCCTCCTGCACGGCCTCGGCAAAAATATTAACGCAGCGATTATCTGCAGCGTTGACTGATCGTGCCACATTCGCCGCGCCGAGGATCGGTGTTTGCATCAATAACTGCCCGAATAGATGTTGAACTTCTGCCGCTGCGATACCAGCGCATACGGCAGTGCCATGATGTCATCGGGGTTGTTGATGCGCTTGAGGTTGCGCTTGGAGGTCATCGCAATGCGCTGCACTTGGGCCGACGGCTCCACGCCGAACTCGGGCGCGAACTCCATCGCCAAATTGTAGCGGAATGCCCGCAAGTACCCCGGCGGGAAGGCAAGCGTATCGGACAGCGTGACGGGGTTTGTCAGTTCATCGTAAGAAATGATGTGCCATTCCAGTTCACGAGTCGGAACCGGGTAGACCGTCATGGTAATGTTCGGAAACTCCATGTTGATCCACAGAACTTGCGGATAGGTGGAGGTTACCGTCTTGACTGCGATGCCGTTGTACTGCTGCTGGTTGATGATCTTGATGCCGTAGGACACGTTCGTGCCCGAGTCGCGAAAGTAAGTCGAATCGTCCACCAGAACCGGACGGTTGCCGATAAAGTCACCCGAGGGGCCGAGTGAGCGGGTGGCGGTGCTGGCTGGCCAATTGAACACCTGATCCTGCGTGCTGAAGATCATCAGGTCTTCAGTCTGCCAACTGTCGATCATCTGCCGCATAGCGGTCAGCGCGTCGTGGGAGGTATCCGCCGAAGGGGTTTCGCCTTCCGCCAAAACGCCCAAAAGGCGCAGTGCGCCGTTAATCAGTTCGGTGGTGGTGGCGGTGACAGCCATGCGGCCCCCTAGTGAGTAGAACGACGACGACGTTGCGAGGTCACTGGTGCCAAGCTGTTTACAGGCCCCGCATCTTGGGCTTCAACCGTAGATGGCGTGTCAGCATTGTAGCGTACCCACCCGTTTTTTTCGTCAAATGCCACTTCCATGTCTGAAATGGCGACCTTGTTGCCGTGCTTCGGATGGCGAAGGTATATGTGCATAAGAAAACGGGGCTTTCGCCCCGCCCTTGTTCAGGTGTTAGCCAATACGATACAGAGCCCAGGCACCTGCTGCCGTACGGCGGGCGCGGAAGCGTCCGGTCGTGCCTGCGGTGGCAGCAACGGTCACCAGACCGACCAGCGTCCAGCCAGTGCCGGCAGTCATCGTGATAACACCCGAGCCAGAACCGTTCACGTTGGTGACGCTGAAGTCGAACGAACTATCGACTTTGGCGTTCACGAGCGTGTCGTCCATCAGAGCGCCAGTAGGTAGTGTGTAGGCGGCAGCAGACGAACCCGGCGAGCCGAGAACGATGCCGGTCAGGAGTTGGGCAACGGTCAGAGTTGCGCTGCCCGCCGCAGTTGCGGGGGCTGCTTGCGTACCGAGGACTACTTCGTTGGTGTTGCCATCGCCAAGTTGACGACCGCCACCGATTGAGGGAAGTGCCATGATATTTTCCTTTGAAAGATGAACTGGTAGGGCTTTCACCCTACCTGAGTTGGTGTCATACCAATGGGCTTAGCCCCACAAACGTACAGCCATAGAGGGGCGTATTGCAGAAAAACCATACAAAATATCGACGCGACAGGGCATCCGGTCATTGTTGATATCGTACTGACGCACGATCCGTAATGACATACCGTTATGCACCTGGCGCGAGGCCATATCCACACCCTGCGGCAGCAGCAGGTCGGCAGTTGCCAGCGAGAACGCATCTTTGTGGTAGACGAGGTTCTGCGGGTACTGCGTAGCCGAACCGCCCACAAACGTCAGCACGGCGTTGGCAGCGGGGAACGAGTCCACAGTGGCAAGCGCGTGCGAAGCGGTGTAGATGGCGGGCGACACACTCAACGTGGCGGTCGTGGCCGAGGACACCGACACATCAGCGGTCACGACAAACTGTTGCAGTGAGCCGGTCGATTCGCGGGTCTGCGGGTTGACCGCGTACACGCTGCCGATGGTGAACACATCGCCAACCTTGAAGGTGGGCGAACCGGACGAGAAGCTGATCGCAAGCGAAGTCGCGCCTTGCGTTGCCACGGTGGTCGCCACGATGGGCGAGGTCGCCGCCGTGCCGGTCGTGTGCTGCTTGATCGACTGGCTCATGTTGATCTCGTCCAGCCCGAGCACGCCTTCGCCCATCATGCCGTTCTTGAATTGGCGGGCAATGGTGCCTGTCGGGTTGAAAAGACCCTTCATGCCTTCAACCAAACCAGCGTTTGCAGCCGGGTTGACGGTGGCGTAGCGCGGCGACATGGGAGTCGCAAACTCGTTGAGTTTCTGTTGCGCTTGCAGCAGAACCAGCGAGGTCGAGGGCACGGTGCCCGGAGTGCCGACCGAGTTGTAGACCGACTTGTAGACGCTTGCGACATCAGCGTCAACGGTCGAGGCCAACTGCGAGATACGGGGTTTCAGCACACGCTCGGCGAAGTCGTCCAGCTGCATCGTCAGTTCGGCAGAGGTGAAGTTGATGCCGATGTGCTTTTGGCTCGACACGGTGAGGGTGGTGTACTGTTCGTTGTCGTCCTGAACCTGCAGGGCGGCACCGTCCGTGACCAGAGCGCGGTCGGGCAGGCGGATACGCAGCGTGGATCCAATCTTGGCGCCTTCGACGGCAAACGAGTCGTCGTACTGACGGTTGATGTTGCGGGAGATGACGAGGTTGTTTTCGAGGATGACCAACGACTTGCGTGTGATCATATCGATTGTCAACAGGGAATTAGACATAGCCTTTCCTTGAGAAGTGGAAAACTAGGTTAGAACTTTGATTACCTAGCGTTTCCGTGCAGTTAGCGGTTACGCGCCTCCAGCAATTTCGCTACACGGGCATTATCCGCAGCGGCCCACTCGGCCATCGACATTTTCAGCGACCGGGGATCGGTCGTGTCATACGAGGCGTCGCCGCTGTTTCGTGCCGTGACAGGCGTAATTGGCGCTGGCGCGGTTGAAGTCTTTTTCACCGGCGGGCTGTCAGCCAATTTGGCTTCCAACTTGCCGATTTCTTTGGCTTGCTGCAAGGGCGGTAGCTTGGAGATGCGTTCGGCTTCTTTCGGATTGGCACCAAGGTGGTAAGCCACATCGGGACCAACGTCAGACGCCTGTATTGCTTGCGCCATCACTTGAGTGATCGGAAGGTTGGGGTTGTACGCAACTTGGTCAAAGTCATCGTACTTCGTCCGCGCTTCTTCTTCCTTCTCGTGAAACGTCTCAAGCACCTCGGACTGCTGCCGTTGTTGCTCGCGCTGCTCGATCAGGGCTTGAGCCTTTTGCGCTGCCAATGCTTCGACATACGCTTCAGTACTCTCAAACTGTTCGGGCGCTACGGGTTCAACAGGAGCGGCGGGGGCTTGCGCACGTTGCGCTTGCTCGCGTTCCCACTTGCGTTGCTCTCTTGCAAGCCGTTTGCCGATCGCTGCGTCCAGTTCCTCCTGAGTGAAGGTTTTGGGTGCGGCTTCTGGCGTCGTGCTTTCCGGCGCTTGAACTTCAGGGGCAACTGTCGCCGTGACGGGTTGCTCTGGCGCGGGTACTTCCGCTGAACTGACTACTTCTTCGGTCATGCTTTTGCTCCAATTTGAGCACCAGGGTATCGCCCTGTGCGATTAATATAATCTTTCAGCCAATGGTTTGCAATAGCTTTCGGCTACAGTTTTTGCGCGATGGCGTAGAAAACCGCGACAGCAACGCCGCCCAGAGTAGTCGCCACGGCGTCCCACGCCTCAAAATTACCACGCTGCATCCATGCGTCCCAGATCCATTCTTTCGCGCAGCCGACGATAAGCGCAGCGCAGACACCAGCGACTGGGCCAAGCACTACGGTGACCCCAAGCGAGATCAGAGCGCCCGTAGCAAAATGCAGGATTTTGTCGGTCGGGACGTTAAACATTCTGATCCACCACAATCATCTGCAACCCCTCACCCGCGAGTGCAACTTGCCAATCGGGGTCACGCACATGGATATTGAACGGGAACGACTTTGCAGTCATTTCGTCCATGAGCAAACACGCAAACGGGCCGGATGTGAAGAAGGCCGTTGCCGGTTCCTGACCCGTTGGGCTTGCAGGGGTGACGAATAGCGTGGGGTCTTTGAGCGCACTCTGTACGCCCTTCTGGTCAGCGGCTTGGATAAGCACGGTAGCTGATACCCAGTTTTGTGTGGTGTCGGTCATTTAGTACGCCCTCGCTTTTGAATTTGTCCACGCCTCGAAAGCCGCAATCTGACTCGCACTCAGCTCGATGCCGATGCACACGTTGCTGAACGTGAGGCCGTTGAAGAACAGGCTTGATCCTGCTCGTGCGCCGAAGTAGGCGGGGTAATTGCCGAAGTTTTGCGAACCTGTGCTTGTTGCTCCCGCCGCGCCCGTTTGATTGACCACACCGTTGATACGCGGAATAACTTGTGCAGCCCGATTCGCGCCAGCCATATCCAGAGCAAGCGAAATCGTATTGGTTATGGGTGCGGTAAACGTGACCGGCTCGTATCCCGTTGATGCGCTGCTGCCATGCAGATAGGCAGCATAACTATGCGTTCCCGAACTGGCATTACCGAACAGTTCAAACGTCCCTGCATTGGAATCAGAGTTGACGCTTAGCTCGGCAATCACCGGATACCCTCCGCTGGCACTCTGCTTCCTCACCCCCACAAACACGCTGACCTTATTCGTCCCGCTGAAGTCCACGCTTGCGTTCTGCATCGAGCTATTTGAGCCATTCCAGCGGAGTCCGGCGGGGAAGCCATTTGCATCGTAGTCCGTGGCTGTATTGACGCGCTGATATTGAGGTAGCCGCCCAACAGCCTGATCTGCCGGTCGCAAGTCAGCAGTCAGCACAGAACCCGACACCGTGAGCGTCAGAGTTCCCGCCGTACAAGTGATCGTGTTCGACCCTGCGGATAGTGTGCCGGTTGATGTACCGGACAGCGTGACCGTCCCCGCGCCTGTGAAGTAGAGGACGTAATTCGTGGCAACTGTCGTGACCGACTGCGTTGACAGCGAGGCCGTGGCAAGCAGCAAGTTATACCGCGCCGACCAAGTTGGACGGTTCGCGCTGGTGGGCTGGTAGCGGTGGTTGCCTGCGATTTGTTTGCAGCTTACATTTGAAACAGAGCCAGTAAACGTCGTGGCTGCGTATGCCGCAACCAGCGTAGTTCCAGATGCAAGAAAGTACCGCGTATATGTCCCGCTTACACTGACAGCTTTATCAAACGCCGTTGATGTATCCCACGGCAGATAGACACTTCCCGAAGTGACATTTACCGTAATCGTCGCCTTGTACCACTTGCCTATCGTCAGTAGCCCTGCCTTACTAACTCCTGCATTTGACGCAGTAGCTACCGCTGCATTTCCCGCTATTGCCCAACCCGCACTGACAGACCAATACCCGGGGTTTGCGAATGTTGGGTCGCCAACCAACTCCGAACCAAGCACCAACCCCTGCGACAGATCAAGCTGCAAGCCCACAGGCTGCTCAAGCGCGGTGACAGGCGTTGTACCCGCAGCGTCCTGAAAGAGCGTTGATTGGTTAGTGTCATCATAAATCCAACCCGGGGCGCCCCCGCTGAATGCGCCGAGCACAATGGCGTTGAGCATTTGCGGGTAGGAAAGTGAGGTGAGCGCCGGGATATTTCCGAGGCTTACCCCTACACCGTTCTGGGTGGCTACGCCGTACATATCAGCGAATATTGATAGGCTTGGCGAAGACCGTGCCGCCGGTCGATACCTGTACGGCGCTCACCCGCCACGGGCCAGTATCCATACCCTGCGGGGCGCGGAAAGCGATCGGAGTGAAAGGCGGAATCGGCGTGTCGGCAGATGTGGCGGTCACGCCCACACCCACACGGACATAGCACGCCTGGTCCGACCAAACCAAAATTCCCTGCGGGCCGTTCGGCCACGTGCCTGTCACGCCCGCCGTGCCGGTGTAGGCGACGGATTTAGCCGCGAACGCGGCGTCCATTGCTGGGTGAAGAAGTTCGATGATAGTTCCTTAGCCCGCCATCGGCGGTGCGGCAGGGGGTTGCGGGGGCATCATGGGCTGTTGTTGAGGCATTGTAGGGGGCATCCCTTGCTGCGGCAAGCCCTCGCCCTGTTCTTCGCCCCGTGGGTTCATTTCGCTGACCAGATCACCTGACGTAATCATGCCGTGAACGGTTCCGAGCACGATGTCCTGAATCTGTTCCGGCGTCATGGCGGCGGCGACCGCTGCCATGCGCTTGGTTTCAGCATCAAATGCCTTAATCAGGTTGGCATTTTCCTTGATCTCCAAGTCCTGCGCCTCAAACGATTTGCTGACGTTGGCGAGCATACCGTGCAGTTGCTCCAATTCCTGCCCCATCGCCTGTATCTGCTGCTCGGCGGCTTGCAAGGCCGGGGGCTTGTCGCTGTCGTCCATAAGCTGCGGCGGGATGGTCTTGGCAAGGCGTTTCGCCATCTCCTGAGCACCCGGCCAATCCATGTTCTTGACGAACAGGTCTCCAGCCACCTTCCAGAGTTCGGGGTTGCCTTGCAGGATTTGCGCCATCGCCTCCAAGGCTTCTTGCCGCTTGGTCATGTAGGATGGGCCAGTCGTGACCATGACATCGTACTTACCCACACCGAGGTTGTAGATTTTCTTGATGACAATCTCAGGGTTGTCCGGGTCGGTAATCTTGTTGACCGGCATTTCCTGCTGCGGGTTCAACTGTGCGGTGGCAACCTCGCCGTCCTCGCCAATGATACGGGCAACCCGCGCGGTGTCGTAAATCTTCGGCGCGAGGTCAACAATCTGGCGAGTGATGTGCCGCACGGCACGCGCCAGGTTGTCAACGTAATGGTACGTTCCGGTGTCGGTCTGCTTCTCACGGGCAAGGATTGCCTTGCCGCTGCGCTCGTTGCTGGTCTGCCCGAGGCTTGAGTCATACTGCCCAGTCGTGGCCTTGATGTCGTCTGACGCCCCCATCTTGGCCTGAATAAGGCCAGTCTGAGCCATAGGCGGCATGGCGCGTTGGGGTAAAGGCAAGGGCGAGCCTTGCCCATCGGTTGCGTCGGCGTTGACTTCAAGGTAGGGGTAGTTCTGCGTGTTGGCAGTCTTCCACTTTTCCTCGTAGCCCTCAAACTGCCCGCCGTAGCCGATGAAGGGGGCTTTGGGCGCAAGCGCGAGCATTTCTGCTTCTTGGCTTACCCAATAGTTGTACATCCGCTGTGCGTCTTTGGCGTTCCTGACAAGACCGGACACATAGAGGCGCCCTTCGATCTCGTACTCGTTGCCAACCACCCGCACGATGGGGATCCACTGCCCCGCCCAGTCGCTTTCTTCCAGAATCTCGTAACCGTTGA